TACTCTGCGGCAAGCCTAGATGCAGATGATGGCACCCTGGTTAACTTGGTCCCAGGGGAAAACCCCCAGGACGTCTACAAGTCAGTGGCAGATGTTGTAAACACAAAGCTGGCTGAGGATGAAAGCTGTGTGGCAAAAGCCTGGAAGGCGTTTGACGTTGGCCGTAGTACGGTGAAAAGAAACGTAATGACTTACGGTTACTCCAGTGGCAAGTATGGTTTTGCGGACCAGTTAATGGACGACATTATGAAGCCACTTGCTGTCCAGGTGCTGCGTGGTGAGCGACAGTCACACCCGTTTGGTAATGACAAAAAGCAGTGGAGAGAGCATGCCAAGTACCTGGCTAATTTGAACTATGAGTCGGTATGCGAGGTTATCTCGAGTGCTGCCCAGGGCATGACATTCTTTCAGAAAGTCGCAGGAGCCTTGGCGCACGAAGGTAAGGCGCTGCGGTTTGACAACCCTGTAGGATTTCCTGTGATTCAGCAGTACAGCCAATGGGACGTCAAGAAGGTCAAGATATTCCTATATGACCGAGTCACTGATGCCCCTAAGCGAGAGCAGGTGTCAGTGCGTGTACGTGCGTCCAGCAGAGTCGATAAGAAGAAAGCTAAGGCGGCAGTCTCGCCTAACATCATCCACTCTATGGACTCAGCGCACCTCTTACTTACTGTTCTAACTGCAAAAGAAAATGGCGTTGAGGATTTCTTTTTAATCCACGACAGCTTCGGCACAGTCCCTGCAGATACGGACACGATGTATCACTCGGTCAGGCATTCGTTTGTGGAGCTGTACCAGGATTATTGTTTGTATGAGGATTTAAAAACGCAGGCAGGTAAGCAGCTATCGTATGACGGCCTGGCCAAGCTCGATGCACAAATACCTACTAAGGGCAGCTTAGACTTACATGCAATCCTGGAGTCGGAGTACTGTTTTTCATAAAAAAGGAGAAAACAATGTCAACCATTGAAAATTTACACAAGGAGAATCTTGAGTTCATCAAGAGACGCCGAAACCGGCAGCGAGTTGCAGACTTAGCCGGTGTCCATGTCAACACCATCAGCGACCTAATCTTAGACAAACGTCCGAACCCAAGTCTCGGAACCGTTGTCGCCATCGAGAAAGCTGTTACCACTATCAAGCATAATTTAAGAACTTTCTAAACCACTCCCTGGACTTCTGTCCACCTTTAGAACAAAGGACTACCAATGCACCCAAGAGAACGTGTCAGGGGCCTGGCCAAACTCATCTCAGAGAAAGGCGGGACCTACCCACAAAAGCTTCAGATTGAAGCAGCAAGACTCGGCATTGAGTTGCCGGAAATTCAAAAGCAACAACCAACTAACGTAAAACCAAAGGAGATGCCATATGGCACAAACAGCAAAAACTAAATTCACCTCACCTGCAGGACGCGCTCAGTATCCTTGGCTAAACGAGCCAGACAATGCGTTTGGTGGTGAGCCTAAGTACAAAACCAATCTGATTGTCGAAGATTCTCAAAAGCTCATGGAGCTGATTAATAAGATTGCTGAGGATAACTTCGGTAGTAAGGCAAGCAAAGCGTCAATGCCCTATGACACTGATGAAGACACTGGCGAGACTGTGTTTAAAGTCAAATCCAAGTACGCCCCGTCATTTTTTGACGCCCAAGGTAAAAACTTGGTAGGGAAACAAGTTCCAAAGATTTGGGGCGGGAGCACTATCAGAGTAGGAGGCATCATTGCCCCCTGGACCGTAAGCGGTTCGTCTGGCGTGTCATTACAGTTGACCAGGGTTCAGGTGATTGACTTAGTTACAAGTGAATCAGGCGGTGAGGGATTTGATGCTGTAGAGGGCAGCTTCGTGGGAGACGACATTATGCAGGAAGCTTTCGATGCCCCGATACCAGAACAAGTACAGCAAACGGCCACAGCGGCAGACCGCTTCTAGCGCGAAGCAACGTGGAATTAAACACGGGTACAGGAGTGGACTTGAGGACAAGATAGCTAAGCAGATTACCTCGGCAGGACTTGAGGTTAGCTATGAGACCGACAAGGTCCACTACGTAGTACCTGAGCGCAATGCTAAATACACACCCGACTTCAAGCTACCTAAACCTGGTGGCTTTTTTTACGTCGAAACAAAAGGTATCTGGGACACCGCTGATAGGCAGAAGCATCTGCTAATTCAGAAGCAGCACCCAGATATCGACATTCGTTTTGTGTTTAGTAATTGCAATTCAAAACTCTACAAGGGCTCGAAAACGACATACGCATCCTACTGTGAAAAGAATGGATTTGTGTATGCCCATAAAACGATTCCTGATGAGTGGCTGCACGAAAGCGACACATGCTAAGTGTAGTTAAGGAGAGCAAAAGAGGGGGTGGCCAAAGTATCGGCTGCCCCCTTTTTTTTATGTCTGAGGGAAAGTGATGTTAGGAATCCAAGAAACACACAATGACTCCAAGTTCGTTATGCACATCAATTGTGACGAGTGCGGGTCAAAGGACAACGCTGCAATCTATGACGATGGGCACACCTATTGTTTCGGGTGCCAGAAGCACACCCAAGGCAGTAGCGAAGAGAAAGACATTCCCAGTGCTGGCCCCGTCAAGAAAATCAACAGGGATTTGCTAGAGGGAGACTTCGCGGCACTAAGTGCCAGGAGACTATCCGAAGCAACCTGCAGGAAGTTTGACTACCGCATTGGTGAGTACAAAGGGCGACCAGTACAGATTGCCAACTACCGCTCACCGATGGGTGAGGTGGTGGCACAGAAGATACGGGATGCCGATAAGAACTTCACTATCCTGGGCGACGGAAAGAAGATGGAGCTTTTCGGTCAGTGGCTGTGGAATGGCGGCAGGAAATTGGTGGTGTGCGAAGGTGAGATATGTGCAATGTCTGCCTCCCAAGCCCAGGGTAACAAATGGCCAACGGTGTCTGTCCCAAACGGTGCTCAGTCTGCTAAGAAAAGCTTACTCAATGCCTGGGATTACCTGGAGAAGTACGACGCGATAATCCTGATGTTTGACCAGGATGATGCCGGTCAGAAAGCTGCAATTGAGTGTGCCGAGGCTCTGCCAATTGGCAAAGTCAAGATAGCTAAGCTGCAGTACAAGGATGTCAATGACGCCCTCCAGGATGGCGCTGAGAAACATATCATCGATGCCGTCTTTAAAGCCGACGACTGGCGCCCTGATGGCATTGTGTCCACCGCAGAGATGCGGAGTGAGATTACAAGGACCGAAGAAGAATCCCTGGTCAGATACCCCTACGCCCAACTTAATGAAATCACCAAGGGCATTCGCCCGTCCACCCTGGTCACCATTTGTGCAGGGTCTGGTGTTGGCAAAAGTACCCTGATAACTGAGTTCGCCTACCACCTGCATTGCAACGACCAAAAGGTTGGGATGCTGATGCTAGAGGAAGAGAACCGCAGAACTGTGAGGGGATTGCTTGGGCTACACATGGATAAAAACATTGTGCAAGAGTCAGATGCTGCCACACCAGAAGAAGTGTTAGATGCTCACGACGAGCTATTCCAACACCAGGACATCCAACTGTTCAATCACTTTGGTAGCACCTCCCTGGACACTATCGTCAACCGCATCCAGTACATGGTGAAAGCTATGGGATGTACCCACATATTCCTGGACCACATCAGCATCCTGGTCTCAGGTCTCACGGGGCAGGTGTCCGATGAGAGGCGGCTTATCGATAGCGTTATGACAACCCTGCGCCAAATGGTCCAGGAGCTTGGGATTACGTTGTTCCTGGTAAGCCACCTAACGCGCCCTGGGGGTGCTGGGCATGAGGGCGGGGAGTCTATAAAGCTGTCACAGCTGCGAGGCTCTCACTCTATTGCTCAACTTGCAGACTTCTGTATTGGCCTCCAGGTGAATCCAGAGAACCCTACCGATGACACCAGAACCCTGGTGGTGCTCAAGAACAGATTTACCGGCCAGGTAGGTTATGCCGGAACACTCAAGTATGACCGCAACTCTGGACGATTACTTGACACTGTATGCAACGAAACAAGATTTTAAAAGGAGTTTTTATGAGTGATGAAAAACGTGTCATTTCGTGGTTCAGTTGTGGGGCAGCAAGTGCTTTCGCTACATATCTAGCGAGAGACAAATACAAAGATAGACCGTTTGAAGCCGTTTACTGCCGAGTTGCTGAAGAGCACCAGGATAACTTCAGGTTTCTTAAAGATTTCTCAACAAAATGTACTTTGCCAGTGAAGATAATAGGCGACGAACTTAAAAAGTTTTCCATCTACAACGTGTTTGAGGAAAGGAGGTTTATCAAAGGGCAGGCAGGTGCGCCCTGTACGATGGTGCTTAAAAAAAATGTCCGAAAAAAATATGAGAGGCCGTCAGATACTCAAGTGTTTGGCTACACAGTAGAAGAGGAAAACCGTGTCGATAGATTCTTAGACGCAAACAACTCTGTTGATGCTGACTTTATTTTGTTTGATAGAGGCTACACCAAAAAGGACTGTCTAGAGTTTGTCCAAGATTTAGGCATACAGATACCTGTGATGTACCAGCTTGGCTACAACAACAATAACTGTATCGGTTGCGTTAAAGGCGGCATGGGCTACTGGAACAAAATAAGAGTAGATTTCCCTGATGCCTTTGAACGGATGGCTAAGCTAGAACGCAAGTTAGGCCACGCTGTAAACAAAGACAAAAATGGCCCTGTTTACCTTGATGTTTTAGCCAGTGACCGTGGCAATTTCAAAAAAGACCTTCCCACCGATTGTGGCTTCACCTGTGAGTGGAAGCAGCATTGTTTTAATTTTTAAAAATTATGAATTAACTTTAAGG